ATCTACACCTCCGGTCAGGCTCTGGCAACCGTGGACTCGTTCCCGCAATCGGGCGCGACGGTGACCTTCTTGGGCAGCGCCAGCACCCAGTACCCGCAGAACCTGCTCTACCACAAAGACGCGATCGCGTTTGCGACCGCTGACCTTGTGATGCCGCAGGGCGTGGACATGGCAAGCCGCCAAGTTCACAACGGGATCTCCATGCGGATCGTGCGCCAGTACGACATCAACAACGACCGGATGCCCTGTCGTATTGACGTCCTCTACGGCTATTCGGTCATTCGTCCGCAGCTCGGCTGCCGCCTCTGGGGTTAAACCCTTTTTACAAAGGAACATATCATGGCTCTTCCTAATGGTGCTGGCGGCTATCTGCTGGGTGCAGGCAACCGTGGCGAAACGATCATGGGCGCTGCTGATGCGCCCCAGACCGCGACCGCTACGGCGACTCTGAGCGCAGCGCAACTGGTTGGCGGGATGCTTTACGCCAATCCTTCTACCACCGCAGCGACTTACACGCTGCCTGCGGCAAGCACGCTGGACACGGCGCTGCCCAACGCGGAGGCTGGCAACACGTTCGATCTCGCGATCGTTAACGTGGGCACCACCAGTGGCACGGTTGCGCTGGCGATGGGATCGGGTACGGGTTTTACGGACGGCGGCAACGCCACCACTACCGTCGCGATCACATCCAGCGCGGTTTACCGTTTCCGTAAAACCGGAACGGCTGCGTACACGGTCTATCGAATCGCTTAAAGGAGATACGTCATGCCGAATACTAAATCTGTTGGCGTGGCGTACTCCGATCCAGCGCTGACGTCGTTTTACCTCAACGCTCCGGTCACCAAGACCGCCAGCTTTACGCTGGGCGAAGATGAGAACTACGTCATTTGTAACGGCTCCGCTGCCAACGTCACTGTGACGTTGCCCAGCGGGGCTGATTACATCGGACGGACCGTCTTTCTGAAAAATCTGTCGGGCACTTACACGGTCATTTCGGCGTCATCGAATGTCAAACCGCGTACCTCGGGCACTGCTGGTACGGCCATTTTGGCCGCCTCGGCGGGCGCTTGGGCCACGCTGGTTTGCGAAGATGGCACGAACTGGGTCGTTATGGCCGGCAACTGATGGACAGCGGGGGCGCTAGCGCCCCCGCTGCATACCTATGGCAATCATCTACCTGCGGCACCCCAACCACGGCGAGAAAGTCGCCACAATGGAAATGGAAGCCGAACAGGATGAAAAGAATGGCTGGGTGCGGTATGATCCGGACGAGGCCGAGGCGCCTTCGACCAACGAGCTAGCCGCGCCTGCGCGGCGGCGTCGGAAGGACACCGCTCATGCAGAGCTACTATGACATTGTCACAGACAGTGGCAACAACCCGATCAGCGGCGCGCTGGTCTACGTCTATGACTCGCTAGGCGCGCTCGCAACGATCTACTCTGACGATGGGCTGACGCTTCAGTCAAACCCCATCACGACGAACGCTTCCGGCGGCTGGATCTTTTACGCAGCCAACGGCATCTACAGCGCCGTCATCACCGCTGCTGGCTACACCAGCAAGACCATCACCGGCATCACGCTGAACGACCCGACACCCTCACAGGGCGCCGTCGACATTCAAGAGTTCACAACGGTCGGCACATCGACCTGGACGAAGCCGCTCGGCGCTCGGTACGTTGAAGTGCTGATGTACGGTGGCGGTGGTGGTGGAGGGTCTGGCAGACGTAGGAGTGCGTCAACAGCAAACAACGCTAATGGTGGTGGTGGTGGTGGCGCTGGTGCAAGGATCGATATTCGCATTCCTGCAAGCGCACTGAGCGCCACAGAGACAATCGTTATTGGAGCGGGAGGCACAGGTGGCCCCGTTCAAACTGTGGATGAAACAAACGGCACATTAGGTGGTACTGGTTCATCCAGTCAATTTGGCACTTTTGTGGCAATTGGCGGCGCTGGTGGTACTGGTGGGTCAACTTCTGGTGTCGGCGTTGCTGGTGGCGCTAGACGACTAAGCATAGATGCATTTCGCACTGCAACGACACTGTTTTCATCTGCTGGTGGGTCTGGCACTACATCTGTAGGAAATGATGGCAGCCGAGGTGGGTATGTTGGCGGTGGCGGCGCTGGGGGCGCTGGTTTTGCAGCAGGATCGACTACCTCTCAATTAGGTGGAGTTGGCGGTCTTGGCGGCGCGGTGTTCTCCGGCAATGCGTCTGATGCTGCTGGCGGCGGCGGCGCTGCCGGAACCGCTGGAGGCAACGGAGGTGCAGGAGCTGACGGTCTGCTGGACTACTTTGTTGGCGGCTCAGGAGGCGGCTCAGGCGGCTGTACTAGCACTCAGGCAGGATCTGGCGCTAAAGGCGGCTATCCTAGCGGTGGTGGTGGCGGCGGCGCTGCTGCATCTGGTGCGTTCAACTCAGGCGCAGGTGGCGACGGTGGCGACGGGTTCGTGCGCGTGGTGACCTACCTATGAAACAGTTTCTGCTCAAGCCTGACGGCACCTTCCCGCCCAACACCAACGTCGAAGCGTTGAAAGCCGCTGGCATTCGCTTTGTGCTGCCTACGCCGCGCCCTCGTCCGTCGCCCGGCATGACGCTGCGCGATACTGAGCCTGAACTGATCAATGGTGTCTGGCACCAGCGGTGGACTGAGGTGCCGGCGCCCGAGGAGCCTACGGAATGACCATCCTCACGCTATCCGGCGCCGGCGTCTCGGCAGGCGACCTGATCAACGGGGCGCTGCGCCTCATCGGTCAGTTGGCCGAAGGTGAGACGCCTTCGCCTGAGACATCGGACGACGCCTTCACGGCGATGAACCAAATGATCGACTCTTGGTCGACCGAACGTCTGTCGGTGTTCTCGACGCAGGATCAAGTCTTTACTTGGCCCGCCAACACAATCAGCCGATCGCTTGGGCCGACTGGTGACTTCGTTGGGCAGCGCCCCATCCTGCTTGATGACAGCACCTACTTCAAGGACACCAGCAGTGGTCTGTCCTACGACATCCTTTTCATCAACCAAGACCAGTACAACGGGATTGCGTTGAAGACTGCGGGGAGCACGTTCCCACAGATGATGTGGGTCAACATGACCTTCCCCAACGTCGAGATGTACCTGTATCCGCGTCCGACGAAGGATCTGGAATTTCATCTGGTGTCGGTGCAGCCGCTCACCCAGGCTGCGTCGCTCAACACCATCCTTCAGTTCCCGCCAGGCTACCTGCGGGCGTTCCGGTACTGCCTCGCGTGCGAGCTCGCGCCTGAGTTTGGGGTCGAGCCGCCGCCCACCGTGCAGCGGATCGCGATGACGTCCAAGCGCAACCTGAAGCGCATCAACAATCCCGACGACATTATGGCGCTGCCGTACAGCCTGATCGCGCGCCGCCGTCAGCGCTTCAACATCTTCGCAGGCGGCTACTGATGAAGACGCCCATCCTCGGCGCTTCTTATGTCGCGGCGAGCATCAACGCCGCGAACGACCGCTGCGTGAACCTCTATCCGGAGGTGGTGCCGCAGGGTGGCAAGGAGTCTGCGTTCCTGACGCGCTGTCCAGGTCTGAAAGCGATCACGTTCACGGTAGGCGGTTCGCCGGTCAGCGCGCTGGACGACGGCCCGATCCGAGGGCTGTGGACTTACGGGGGCGAGCTGTACGTCATCACGGCCCAGTCAGCCGCTACGCTGCCCTACCCGCAGACCAAACTCTGGCGGGTCGACTCGTCTTATGTGGCTACGCTCGCGGGCACGGTCAGCAGCAACGTCGGCGTGGGGCCGGTCAGCATTGCAGACAACGGCGTGCAGATGTTCTTGGCGCTGGGTGACGCGGCGGGCACGTCGTACATCTACAACGCCACGACTACGGCGTTTGCCCAGATCACAGACCCTGACTTCCCCGGCGCGTCCTCGGTCGGCTTCATAGACGGATACTTTGTGTTCGCCGAGCCTGACAGCCAGAAGCTATGGGTGACCGCGCTGCTGGACGGCACGTCGGTCGACCCGTTGGACTTCGCGAGCGCCGAGGGCGCGCCAGACGACATCGTGTCGGTCTTGGTCGACCACCGGGAAATTTGGGTGTTCGGCGCCAAGTCCACCGAGGTTTGGTACAACGCGGGCGGGCCTGACTTCCCGCTTGAGCGCATTGCAGGTGCCTTCAACGAACTAGGCTGTATTGCCCGTTACTCGCCCGTCAAGCTCT